CTCCTGCTGGCCCTCACAGGCTGCAGCCAGGCCGGCGCACAGGAGCCCCAGCCCACGGCACAGGAGCAGCGCATAGCGCGCGGCGCGGCCAGGGCCTGCGAGGGCCTCACCCCTGTTTTCGAGAACGGCAGTCACACCTGCCACAAGGAGATTCCATGAGGTTCTTGATTGAAAGGACATGCAAGTACACCGAGACCTTTGAGGTTGAGGCCGAATCCCAGGCTGAGGCGTGGGAAAAGTCTCAGGAAGCCTGTTTCGAGCGGCGCAATGACGACGTGATCGTTGACGAGGAAATCACGCAAGTGAAGGAGGCCTCATGAAGAAAGAGCACAAGTACGCCCAGGCTTTCCGCTGGATGGCAGACGGTGAGGATGTGCAGGTCAGCTGGGGCCGCGCTGGCGGCTGGCTTCCCATGCGTGAATGCAACGAGTACGTAAACGATCAAATCATGCGCGGGGATGACGGCTATGTATTCCGCATCAAGCCCAAGACCATCACTGTCGGCGACCGCGAGATCGAGGCGCCAGTGATGAGCGGGCCGGGGTACTACATCTCGGAGCACGGCATTGTCTACCGCTGGTTCGGTGAGCCAGGCCTCAATCCTCAAATTGACCTGCAGAAGCTCGGATGGGTCTACGCAACTGAGGAGGCCGCGCGCGCAGCCCAGGAAGCAATCACAGCACTGCTGACGAGGGAGCCGTCATGACCAAGCTCACCGAGACGGAGCAAGCCACCCTCAAGATGGACGTGTTTCGCATGGCGCGTGATGGCGGATACACCAGGGCAGAGCCACTCATCATGGACGCATTGAAGCTGTACCCCAACGCATCGCGCGAGGAGATCAAGGAAGCTCTGCGCGTCGTGCTCAAGATAACGGAGGCGTCATGAGTTCCGACATGCCCACATACGCAGAGCTGCAGGCAGAGATCGCTGTGCTTCGCAGCGTGATGCTCCGGTACTTGCCGATCATCGAGAAAGCCGAGCGCTGGGCCAGCACCTGGGCCTTTGTCACGGAAGGGACGGGCATCGCCACAGCGAACAGCTACCGCGAGGCGCTGCAGCAGAAGGAGCGGACATGAAGCACCTTTTCTACGCATTCGCCTGGCTGGCATTCAACGCAGTGGCGTTAGGCCTCGCAGCCGCGCACCTCATCAACTCCGGCGCCTTGTAGCGCAACCGAGATCACCATGGCCTACCACTATGACCTCGCCGAATCCATGGCGGAGGAAGCCTCCTGCCGCCAGATCGAGCACGACCAAGCATCCCAAGAAACTCAAGGAAAAAACCATGTCCATCGCAACAATGATTCTCGGCAACTCGGGCAGCGGGAAGTCAACGAGCCTGCGCAACCTAGACCCAAGTAAGACGCTGTTGATCCAGTGCATCAACAAGCCTCTGCCGTTCCGCGCAGGTGGCTGGAAGCCTTGCAGCAAAGAGAACCCGCAAGGAAGCGTGATCCGCACCGACAGTCCTGAAAAGATCCTGCGCATCCTCGAAGGGAGCACCAAGGAAATCGTCGTGATAGACGACTACCAGGCCGTGCTGATCAACGAGCTGATCTCCCGAAGCAACGAACGCGGCTACGACAAGTTCACGGACATCGCCAAGAACGCCTGGAGCGTATTCCAAGCCGCTGGCAAGCTGGCCGAGCACCGGCGCGTCTACATCATGACGCACACCCAGACCGACGAGACCGGGCAGGTGAGGATGAAGACGGTCGGGAAGATGGTGGACAGCATGATTGTTCCGGAGGGCTATTTCACGATCGTCCTGCGCACCGAACTGATCAATGGGCAGTACCTGTTCGCCACCCAGACCAACGGCCAGGACTGCTGCAAGTCACCAATGGGAATGTTCCCGGATCACCACATACCCAACGATCTCGCCGATGTGGACTCGAAGATATGCGAGTTCTACGGCTCCACCGAAACCGCCTGACAGGGCGGTTTTTCTTTTCCAAGCGCCACCAAGCAAAGGACCAAGCGCAATGTACCAACTCGACACATCAGCAGCTCGTGAAGCCGAGAACGTCAGCAACTACCTGTCCGAAACGGGGAAGTACAAGGGCAAGTTCACCAGGGCCGAAAAGCTGGTGAGCACGAAGAAAGGAACGCACGGCATCGGCTTCACATTCGAGACGGATTCGAAGCAGACCACGCGCTTCGACATCTGGACGATGAATGCTCAAAACGAGTACCTTGGCGGCTTCAAGGCCGTCAACGCCATCATGGCCTGCATGAAGCTGAAATCCCTGTCTGAGGGCCGGGCAGAGGTCGAGCGCTACGACTATGAGGCGAAGCAGCGCTACAAGGAAGAAGCAGACGTGTTCCCCGATCTCGTCGGCAAGCCCATCGGCCTGGTGCTGGTCAACACGGAATACGAAAAGATGCGCGACGGCCAAAAGACTGGCGAAACAGGATGGCGCCTGGAGCTTGTCGCGCCATTCGAAGCCGCTACCGGCTTCACTGCCTCCGAGATCCTGGACCGCGCAACGCAAGCGAAGAAGCTGGATGCGTTGGTCTCCATGCTGGCAGATCGCCCGCTGAAGAACCGCCCTGCGCCACGCCAAGGCCCTGGCCATGCCCAAGATGGCGGCCCGCCTGCAGGACACCCGGCAAATGCGGGCTTCAGTCCTGCGGATGACGACATTCCATTCTGAACAAATGGCGCTTCGGCGCCCTCTTCTTTTGGAGAAATCATGAACATCACTCTGTTTGATGCTGCGCAGCAGGTGCGCGAGGCCATGGGAGAGATTGACCCGGACACAGGAGAAATCTCCGAATCCTATGCAGGCAGCGTTGCTCTGTTCGAGCAAAAAGCCGTGGCGTGCGTGGCATATGCGAAGGATGAAGAAGTGAACATCGCTGCGGCCAAAGCGATGCTCAAGCAGATGCAGGAGAAGCTGAAGGCCCGGGAAGACCGACTGATCCGCTTCAAGGCATACATGGCCGACTGCATGCAGTCCACTGGGATCACTGAGGTAAAGCACGAAAACGGCCTGTTCGGCGCCAAGCTGTACTTTGGGCGTGATGAGGTCGTTGTGCTAGATGACGGCCACCAGTTCCCGCCAGAGCTTTGCAATGAGCCGAAGCCGCCAGAGCCCAGCAAGACCAAGATCAAGGCAGCCATCAAGGCCGGGCAGCCGATCAGCGGTGCTCAGATCATTCGCAAAGATCGACTCGTCATCAGCTGAGGTCACCATGGAACTCAACAGAGCCCAGCGCCGCGCAGCAAAGAAACAGCGGCGCCCTGTTCCTGGCGCTGGGCACATCCAGTTGCCAATCAACATCCGTTTCAACGCGGCAGACGAAACGCAGTTGCAGCTTGTTCCGCTTGGCCTCGCGACAACGCTGATCGAAGGCACTGCCGACGAATCGACGTGGCACACGCTAACCCTGCGGATCAACTGGGGGCGGTTCCTGGCGGCAGACCACTTCCCTGAAGCTGAGCCCGCGATGGTGGCCGCTCAGGACGCCATGCGCTCAATCAGCGCGCGCCACGACCGCGCCCAGACCTGGGGCGCCTCAAAGCCAGAGTACGACGCCATCTACGAGGCCCTGCGCATCTGCAATGAGATGCAGCAGCAGTGCACGCGGCGGGAACTTCGTGACGCACTGGAGCGCGTGTATGCGGCCAACGAGTACCACCGCAAGGTGACAGCGATCAAGAACCGTCTCGACGCCAGAGCCTGACACTCCCCTCCCCCGAAGCCCTCCCGGTATGCCGCGAGGGCTTTCCTGTTTCTGCATCCCGTGAATTCCAAACCAACCCAGTGCCCGCTGCTGCAGCGCGCAGGCCACGTCATCCAAACCACCAAAGCGCTCTGGCGCATCACCAAGGAAGCCTCATGACAGCAACGAAGCAACAGCCCATCGCCGGCTACCGCATCAGCGACCCGAGCGACCCAACGATAAAGCCGTGGCTGTCAGATACGCCCGACGACAACGGCTACACGTCCCAGCCGATCTACGCCGGGGCAGCTCCTGCCGCTGTGGCTGGTCCGGCCGGGGGAGAGCAGCAGGTGCATGTGCCGGCCATGCACAGGGCGG